GGGAGGCTGCTTACTCGTCCACGGCAAAAGTCGATGCGGCGTTCGATTTCTTCGTCATCAACATTGATGCGTCGGGATCGGATGCGATCACGGTTGCGGTCGGCACGGGCTGGACGCTGGTTGGTGCGGGCGCGGTGGCGGCGGCAACGTCCGGCCACTTCCGTTGCCGCAAGACCGGCGACGGTGCGTGGACTGTCTACCGCATCTCGTAATGGCAACGCCCCCGGCGGGGAGACTCGTCGGGGGCATCTCTAAGAGGTACTGACTATGCCGAATACAAAGGCAATTGGTGTTGCTTTCGCTGACCCGGAATTTGAAAGCGTTACTGTTACCCAAGGCGTTTATGCGGGTGCGTCTTCGTCGCCGATTGCACAGTCGTCCTCGGGCAGCGTGAATCAGTTTTATGTGACTGCTTCTCATGCTTCGGGCGATGTGCGTGGCATCTACTCTCGCGTGAACTTCACGGGCGCTGGCGCTGGAGAAACCCTCCGTGCGTTCTCGACTGTGGCGGCTGCGCAGGGTGCAGGCCAGACGACGAACGGTGCGCATATCAGCTTGTCGGTTAACTCTGGTGGTTCCATCTCAGGCGCTGCGAACGCTGTTCGTGCGACCCTCGGTGTGGCCTCTGGCGTGACCCCAGGCGGTACGCTGGCTGCGGTGAACGTGGACTCGGACTTCCCGAGCAGCGTCACCCTGCCGGGATCGGCTGCGTTCATCCGTGCGTCGAACAGCAACACGGGCACTGTGACGAACTTGCTCAACCTTCCCGCCGCGATGGTCGCGGTTCTGGGTGGCACTTCTGCCACGCCGAACCGTAAGATTGCGTGCGTGACGGACGCAGGAACGACGTTCTTTTTGATGGCTGTGGTGTAAATGCAGATCACCAAAGAGTTTTTGTTGATTGAGATTGATTCGCTCGAGCAAGAAGTTGCTAAAGCACAGACCTACGTGGCTCAGTGCCAAGCGGTCATCTCAGCCTACAAGATGTTGGTGAACCGTATTGAAGCCCCTGAGATTGGCGAACCGTTGGAGTCGAAGCCGGAATGAACATTTACTTGCGTCATCCCCGTCACGGAACTAAGGTCGCCATATCTCAGCAGGAAGCCAGAGATGATATGGAATGGGGTTGGGAGGAGTATGATCCGAACGACCCAGACGAAATGGAAACCCCGGCGTCCTCTGTAGAAGAGGCGTCGGGTGTTTCTGCTAACGCACTGAGCGTGAAACGCCGACGTAGATCGTCCGCAACTGCATAGAGGTTTAGCTTGTGGCCGTCACTGCGCAAAGCATCATTAACAAATCGTTGCGCTTGCTAGGTGTTCTGGCATCGGGCGAAACGACAACGGCAAGTGAAGCGGAAGATTCGCTTTACAGCCTTAACTCAATTATCGATTCGTTTTCTGCGAATCCACAGTATTACTTTTGCACGCAGGCTGAGCAGTTCACGCTCGTCAACGCGCAAAACACGTACACCATCGGCAACGAGCCTGGGGTGTCCCCTGCTGCCAATTTCGTCACAGTGCGACCGATTCGCATTGTTGGCGCATTCGTGCGTGTATCCAATGTAGATACGCCGCTGGCGCTGATTACTGAGCAGTATTGGACGAACATTGCTAACAAGGCGGTTGCTGGTACGCCGACAAAACTCCTTTACCGCCCGAACACCCCGTATGGGCAAATTGTGCTGTACCCCACGCCCAACGCGGCGATTTCGATTTTTATTAAAGCCGAACGCATGATCGCAAAGTATGCGACCTTGATAACGACGCAGTATCTGCCGCCGGGTTATCAGCGTTTGTTGGAACTGTCGCTGGCGATGGAATTGGCACCGGAGTACGGATCACAGGTCAAGCCTGAGATTCTGGCAAATCTGCGTGCCGACCTCGATAGCCTGATTCGCACGAACATTCAGCCGTTGCCGGTTAACAAAACCGATAACATTCCTAATACGAACACTACGTTCAATATGCCGCCAATTTAGGTGATGTATGCCTACCGCTCGTGACTTATTAAATGGTGCGCATCGACTGCTTGGATTGGTAAATTCAGGCAACGTGCTGCCTGAAGCAGTTTATCAAGACAACCTTGTTGCCCTCAATCAGATGATTGAAAGTTGGAACACGGAACGGCTAGCCGTGTTTTGTACGCAAGACCAAACTTATTATTGGGAGCCTGGGTTTCGGACTAGAACATTAGGTCCAACCGGCGATTTTGTGTACATCTTGGGGACGCAATCAGAAACGCCAATTGTTACCCAAGGTGACGATTACATCGGCGTAGATGACGCTACGACGCAACGCCCTATTTTGCTTGATGATTCCACGTTTTTCCGCGATCCGACTACAAACGTCGCGTATGGCATCAAGTTCATCAACCAATTGCAATACAACAACATTGCGGTAAAAACGGTACAAAGCACATACCCGCAAGTCATGTTTGTAAACATGACGTTCCCAAACATCACGCTGTCTGTGTATCCGGTTCCAAGCCGGATGCTAGAGTTTCATTTTATTTCGGTTCAGCCGCTTGCCAATCCGACAACGCTTGAAACCAATTTAGAGTTCCCGCCGGGTTATCTGCGGGCGTTTCGTTACAACCTTGCGCTTGAACTTGCGCCGGAATTTGGCATGGAGCCATCTACGCAAGTGCGTCGTATTGCGATGTACAGCAAGCGCGATCTCAAGCGTATCAATAACCCGCGTGACGTGATGGCGATGCCGTATAGCATCATAGCGCGTCGTAACCGCTACAACATTTACGCCGGAAACTATTAATCATGGCTACACGCATAACAATTTCTAATTTGCCAGCGGCCACGTCGTCTTCTGGCGCAGATGAGTTTGTGTTGGTTCAAAGCAGCTTAACCAAAAAGATTACGAACACTAATCTGTTTACTAATTCCACGCTGACCAGCCCAACATTAGTTACGCCGACCTTGGGCGTTGCTTCCGCGACAAGCATTAACAAGGTTGCGATTACGGCTCCGGCAACTTCGGCCACGCTGACGATTGCAAACGGCAAGACGTTGACGGCAAGCAACTCAATTACGCTGGCGGGTACTGACGCAACGACGATGACGTTTCCTAGCACTGATGCGTCGATTGCGCGCACGGACGCGGCGCAGACGTTTACCGGGACGCAGACCTTTGCAGGGGCTGTAGTTGGTAGCGTACAGGCGCTGAGTGGTGCAGGGGCCGTCAACGTGACCACACTGACTACCGCATTTACCTCAACGGCGACGGGCAATGCCCTGACGCTGGCAGATGGCGTTGCGGGTCAACTCAAAGCGGTGGTGTACGTCGCAGAGGCAGCAGGCGCTGACACAGGCGTCCTGACCCCGACTAACTTCGGTAACGGCACAACGATTACGTTCAATGCCGTCGGCGAGAGTGTGCTATTGCAATTCTTAGGCACCGATTGGTGGATTGTCTCCAACAACGGTGCGACCGTAGCGTAAGCCATGAAGACTCCGATCCTTGGGTCTTCATACGTTGTACGTAGCCCCAATGCGGCAGATGCCCGCATGGTTAATCTTTACCCCGAGGTAATCCCCGAAGGCGGTAAGGAACCGGCGTACCTACAGCGTTGCCCAGGCATGGAGTTAATTGCCACGGTTGGCACTGGCCCTGTGCGCGGCTTGTATAACTTTAAGAATGATCTGTACGTGGCATCGGGCAGTGAGTTTTTTAAAGTCACGCCTGCAATCGCCATCACAAAACTTGGCGACATTACAGGTTCTGGCCCGGTATCGATTGCGGACAACGGCACGCAAATATTTTTGGCTTGTAACCCTGATGGATACATCTACAACTCCATCACAAACGTCTTTCAGCAAATTACCGATCCTGACTTTCCGGGTGCGGTGACGGTTGGGTATCTAGACGGATACTTTGTCTTTAACGAACCCAACAGCCAGCGCATCTGGGTCACTCAGTTGCTTGACGGCTTGTCGATTGATCCTCTCGACTTTGCCTCTGCGGAAGGTTCACCGGACGGCCTTGTATCAATCATCATTGACCACCGAGAAGCGTGGCTTTTTGGCACGAACTCTGTGGAGGTCTGGTACAACTCCGGCAACCCGGACTTCCCGCTGGAACGCATCCAAGGTGCATATAACGAAATTGGTTGTATTGCGCCGTACTCTGTTGCCAAGTTGGACAACAGCGTGTTTTGGCTTGGTGCCGACGCCCGTGGTCGCGGCATCGTGTATCGAGCGCAAGGCTATCAAGGCGTGCGCGTTTCGACTCATGCGGTGGAGTTTGCCATTCAGCAGTACGACGATATGTCGGACGCGTTTGGCTATACGTACCAGCAAGACGGCCACGCGTTTTATGTGCTGATTTTCCCAAGTGCCGATACCACATGGGTATACGATGCAGCGACGGGTTCTTGGCATGAACGGGCTTCGTTGGTCAACGGTGAGTACAAGCGCCATCGATCAAACTGTCACGCTCCGTTTAACAATTACCCGACCGTCGGTGACTATCAAAACGGCAGCATTTACCAGTTCAAACTGGACATTTACCAAGACGCGGGTATTGAGCAGAAGTGGCTGCGTCGGTGGCGTGCGTTGCCGACCGGCCAGAACAACCTGACCCGTACCATCCATCACCAGTTACAGTTGGATTGTCAGACAGGCGTAGGTTTGTCGGGTAACGAATCGGCGTCTGCGCTCGATCAGATTTTGTCGAATGAAAGCGGTCAAGAACTGATTACCCAACAAGTCATCTCGCCCAACACGACCCAGAGTCCGTTGTATGCGTTTATCGGCGAAATTGTCGGTAACAACCCGCAAGTTATGCTGCGCTGGTCGGATGACGGCGGTCACACTTGGAACGGCGAGCGCACAACGTCGATGGGCCGCATCGGCCAGTACGGCACTCGCGC